CATACGTTTTGCTCCCGCTGCGCGACTTCCGCCACCAGCACCTTTCACGGCCCTTGCTGTCATAACAAACTCGCCGTCGCTTAACTTCGCAGGGATGCTGTCACTCGTTCCAGTACCCGGACCCTTGAGGTGGCCACCAACACGGGCATCCACTTCAATCGGACCACCCCGCGCTGCATAGATTGGATTTGGTGAATACGTTGGGACACGAACGTCACCTGAGTATGGAGCAGAGGACGTTGGACCACGGTAAGACATAGAAGCAATTTGCTCTGGTGTCATTTTTGGGAAAGGGTCCTTAAAGCTGGTCGCTTTTGTTGTTGGTGTCATTGCACCACCAAGCAGAAGACCTGCGCCACCGGCAAGTGCCAGAGAGGTCTTTGGATGGGTGGTGATGTAGTTGCCAACGCTGTCAAAGAAGCCACCGCCAGCTTGTGCTGCTGCTGTTGTTGGTGCTACTGCCGCTCCTGAAGGAGGCATACCACTGCCCCCGGGAAGAGCAGTTGCCCCCATATTAGTGGTTGGTGTCACTCTCCCGCCGCCAAAAATGTTCTGATTTAAGAATGGAGTCTGTGGGTTTCCAAACATCCCGGAAGGAAGACCACCTTGGACGCCGCCCATAAACGTGCCGCCACTAAGCATTCCCGAAACGCCCGAGAATACGCCACCAGCAACACCACCCATTAAGCCAGCTTGGAGTGCCTGACTTGGATTTGCCCCGTTGATCATGGCACCTAAGCCTGATCCAATGACGCCAGATGCAATCGTACCCAAGCCCGGAGCGAGGAAGTTCAACGCCACAGGAAGAATAATACCCGCAGCCTTCTTGAGGAACTTACCAATGCTGTCAAAGAACCCGTACTCAGGAAGGCCCGTAATCGGGTTGATGCTGGACCCTTGCGTTCTTCCAAGCATCGCAGCTTCACGCGGATTAATGTGTGCCAGAACGCTATCACCGCTACGGTTTGCACGGCGCACCATATCAGCCTGTGACCGGAGATTGGTAATACCACCACCCGCCATTGCAAGAGGTGGCATTTCTGCCGCTGGACCTTCCATTGGCATGGCAGCAGGAGATGCTATGGCATCCTTCACCATACCAGCCAAGATCTCAAAGAAACTCTGCACGTACTTCGGCGGCAGATCGCCCGGCTGAACAATACCTTTTTTAATCAAAGCCTGAACTGCACGGTCGTACTGATCAGACTTGTTCATAATAAACTGGATTGTCTGCTTCAAAGCGGTCAGCTTATCCGAACCCATCGTTTTAAGATCGTCTGACAGATTCCGAAGATCCGTGATCTCTTCCACTGACAGACTGTTAAAAGCACGTCCAAGAGCAGAAATCACCTCGCCAGAAACCGGCGGTTCTGATGGTCCTGTTGCTGGGGAAGCAGAAGCTGATGCCTCTGGTGCGCCTCCCATCATTCCTTGAAGATCTGCAATTCCAGCCATCGGTCTGTCCTATGTGTGAACTCGAATAGCAGGGGCCGTGATCCTGAAGTAATCGGCTCCGCTAAAATACCTCTTTGTGTGATGAAACACAAGCCTTATACCGTCACGGTTACCGTACCAACGGAACCCGTTGCAGAATTTCCAGCGACATACGCTCTGTATAGCACAGAGACATACACAGTTCCGTTGACCTGAAACAACGTACCCGGTTCTGCACCGGCATCGTTTGTCGGCAAGTTTGTCAGAACAAGGGTTGTTTGTCTGCCCTCTCCTGCGGATCGGAGGGCGATGGTCATCTGGTTCAACATACGAACCATATCATTGAAGTACACCGGATCATATGCGGTTGGCGCACGTCCAAATGCAGGTAACGTAAGTCTGCGGTCCATTACCTACGTCCGTCAGGTTGTATTTCAAGGCGAGGTGATCCTAATGACCATCTTGTTCCAAGCGTGTTGCTCTCAATCTTAAAGGTCGCCTGTCTACCCCGCAGACGTACATACGCCTGTGTCGTGAACTGCTCGACAGGAACCGTGGCAGACCTTGTGACAGGAGAATCCGTTGTCTTATTGTAGTTGGACCCCGGAAAGTTCTGCATCTTAATCGTCATATCAACCGTTGGCGTATTGGTTGAATCGTAGAACGTCACGTCGGGAATAATCCTGCGGATAAACACGAAGTTGTCGCCCTCGCCAATATCAAAAGGAGAACTCTCGATATACGCATTTAGCGGAGTGGCAGGGTTGGTGCTACCATCGTCCATGCCATACTCATGGTTGTAAAGATAACCATCCGGCGATGCAGCAATCGGATAGACATTGGTGCCGCTATCAAGCCACGCCGTTCGTGCCATGCTGCCATATGTCCACGCACGATCCATATAGTTAAACGTCACATAGGCATTGCACTCCGAGGAGTCAGCAGTAGGATAGAACCAAGTCACCTCATTAAATTCACTGTTTACTGCGGCATAAACCTTGTCAGACTCACCAATGTTGAGATTGGTAAAAATGTAGTTTTTCAACGGACATTGAAGTTCTTGCGTCGAACCGCCGAAGATATAAAACTTGCCAATACCCATCCACATAACAACATCGTCAACGGCTGCAAAGCAGTTAAACCCCATAGACGTAATGCTGCTTGCCACCATCGTAAGTCCGAAGGTGTACGGGGGTCCGATATACTGCATCGAATAAAGGGCGATATCTGTCCAAACAAGGATTTCTCGCTTTGTCTCAACAGCACGAATTATACGTGTGCCGGAGCCAAGGCGTAAGTCCCCTGCCGTATTCGTGGCAATCGGTGTCCAAACTGTGTAGTCTTCCTGACTACTAAATTTAATAAGCAGCGGGTCTTGAGTATCCTCAAATGTATTAGATGAATCTATATAATTGTTGGCACCAAAGGCAATCACATGACGATCATTGTCCGAGACCATGATCTGTGTAGCAATAGTCGGAGTTTGAATGTCCGTGCTTAATGAAGCAAGTGTTACTCCGCGAACTGTCAGCGGTGTAGAAACCGATGGAGACCAGTAATATATTCCTGCATTCCTGACATTGAACAACAGATCTTCGCCAAAATTGTCTGTAGTCCACAAACGCAGGGTGGTGGAAGGGGTAAGAGCAACGCCGTCACCCCAACCTAATCTACCCCAAGTTCCAGCACCCCAACCACCGCCACCGACTTGTTCTGTCAGACCGGTGTTTATCTGGTATGCCGCAGTTATGGCTGACCCCCCCGTTCCCACGTCAGAAGCGTTAGCCGTTGCCGTCGCAACAAATGTAAAGCTGTTGGCATCGACAACAGTTATTTGATACTCTTTGTTAAGAACAGCGGCGGTTATGTTGCCACCAAGACTAACAGCACCGCTAAATGTTACAAAATCATTTGTAATTGCATCATGCCCAGAGTCTGTAACGGTAATAGTTGCCGAACCATTGGTCGCTGCAAATGCACCGCTCAAGACTACCGTGCTGCGAATTGGGGTAATGTCGTTAAACACTCCACCGCTTTCGACATAAAACTTTAAGTTTGTTCCTACGCCGAGGTAGTTTACGCTATCCAAAGCCGACCAGTTGATTAACTCACGACAAGTTCCAAGAAATGATGTTTGCGCGTACGTGGCCCACCCGCCAATGGATTGAGGAAAGCTGTTCTGAAACCGCACAAGGTCGCAGTCATACCACCCACCCTCATTGGTGTAGGCAGTAACGTCCCTTACCACTCCGGGCTTGAACTGGATCTTTTGCAGGGCCATCCTTCGTCCTCATATATTTATGCAATGGGTATTGCGTTCAAGTTCCTACTCCTGTTATTCCACCGGTCCTACAGGCCAGATTGGATTAAATGGATCTGCTATGTTAGCGGGTAGATCGCGTAATGCTTGACGATACGTTGCCCACGACGTTTTATCAACCGGAGAATCGGTCAACTGCGTCCAATCAGATTCAGACAGTTTTTGGTTGCGTTGAAGCCGAACCTCATTAATTTTGTTTGAGGTATCATCTGCAATCTCCTGCTCTGTCTTGTTAACAACAGCATAGGACCGCTCCACGCCGCCACCCTTGATGGTGTAAATAGGATCACCATACCTCTGAGTGTTTGTCAGCACTGGTCGCAGATCGTCCTCAATCAGATATACATTAAGTTCCTGACGCTGCTCGACAGACAATGATTCAGCAGTTTGAAAAACATTCGGCGCAAAGAGAACATTGCCCACAACCTCCCGCCATGTGTCACCAATTTTCTGAACATACATTAAAGTGTCTCCAACTGCTGTTGAATTACAAAGCCGATAACCATTGCTTTCTTCTGTTCTAACTTTTCTGTCACGAGAGATGCTTTTAGCTTCTCACCAAACTCTGCCAGATCAGTATCACCGCTTTCCTTGATGTGGGCGATAGCAAGAGCGTAGTTATCAATGTTAATTTGATAACCCATTATTTCCTGCTGTCTTGCCTCAAGAGCCTGTGTGAGAATTTTATGTTTTGTCATTTTAACTGCTCCGTAAATTAATTGAACGCTACATTAAACCCTGTACCCGTTGGTAATGTTGCAGGATCAGCATATTTAGTTCCAAATCCTGCACTCCAAGGATAGACAGAAACAAATGGTGAAGTAGCGTGTGCTATGGCAATATCAGTTCCTGCAGTTCCTGATCGGGTAAAAGCTGCATCCCCCCCTGTACCCGTTGGTAATGTTGCAGGATCAGCATATTTAGTTCCAAATCCTGCACTCCAAGGATATGCAGAAACAAATGGTGAAGTATTGTGTGCTACAACAATATCAGTTCCTGATGGACTAAAAGCTACGCCATTTCCTACACCCGGTGGTAATGTTGCAGGATCAGCATATTTAGTTCCAAATCCTGCACTCCAAGGATAAACAATAATCCATGGTGCAGCAGTGCCGTGCGATACAGCAATAGCATTTCCTGATGGATTAAATGCTACACCATTTCCTGTACCCGGTAATGTTGCAGGATCAGCATATTTAGTTCCAAATCCAGTTCCCGTAGTCCAAGGATATGCAGAAACAAATGGTGTAAGGGTGCTTGCTACCGCAATATCATTTCCTGATGGACTAAATGCTACATCATTCCCTATTCCGCCCGGTAATGTTGCAGGATTAGCATATTTAGTTCCAAATCCTGCACTCCAAGGATAGACAGAAACATATGGTGTACTGCTGCTTGCTACAGCAATATCAGTTCCTGATGGACTAAAAGCTACACCATTTCCTGTACCCGTTGGTAATGTTGCAGGATTAGCATATTTAGTTCCAAATCCTGCACTCCAAGGATAGACAGAAACAAATGGTGAAGTAGTGTGTGCTATGGCAATAGCATTTCCTGATGGACTAAAAGCTACATCATTGCCTCTGGTTCCGGGTAATGTTGCAGGATCAGCATATTTAGTTCCAAATCCAGTTCCCGTAGTCCAAGGATAGACAGAAACATATGGTGAAGTAAGGTGTGCTATAGCAATAGCATTGGTAACAGCTACTGATGTAGATCGTTGATTCATAAGGACCGATTGTAGCGCACCACTCATGTCAAACCACTTCCTGAAATCACCCAATTAGTCGATGTAATCTTAATAGCCGTCGCAGACCCGTACTGTGCCAAAGACCTCGAACCAGTTGTTCCGCCGGGGCTTAAATACATCGTGTCAGTTGTAATGGCAATCGTAACTACGTTCGAGGTCATGTTGATGAACGTAATAGCAGTTCCTATTGGATAGGCTACTGAACCATTTGCTGGGATAGTAAATGTTCTAGCATTTGCATCTGACGACGGATGCAAAATACATTTACCAGAATCTGTCAAAACTAAAGTGTATGCTGCGGATTGAGAGTTAACTGGGATATTTCTAAATCCAACGGCATCAGTTCCATCAACCGTACAGCTACTCAAAGTTCCAGAAGTCGGAGTACCCAAAGCAGGGGCTGTCAGAACAGGGGATGTAAGTGTTTTATTTGTTAACGTCTGTGTTGCGGCAATACCAACTACTGTATCACCTGTTACAGCAGTAGATAAATTAGCGTAAGTTGGCGTTGCAAGAAATGTCGCCACGCCTGACCCAAGTCCTGATACACCTGTTGAAATAGGCAACCCTGTCGCATTAGTAAGTGTTCCGCTTGCAGGAATTCCTAACGCAGGGGTTGTCAGAACGGGGGATGTAAGTGTTTTATTTGTTAGCGTCTGTGTGCCAGCTTCTGTCACAGGAGCGTTGGCAACTTCAATAAGGTCCGTGCTGTTTGTGTATGCAATGGCCTTCTTGCCGACAGCAATCGTAAAACCCAACTGGCCCGATACCTTAACAATAAGGGCGATATTCGTGTTGTTGAATAGTATGTAGGGCTTATCCACCGCAGGAACGGTTACCGTATGTCCCGCTGTTGGCGTACCCGTGAACTCAATAACGTAGTTACGACCGACAGAGGAGGCTCCGTCAGGAATTGTAAGTGCAGTAGGACCAGCACCCGCAAGTGCCTGCGTAGTGTAACCAGCGATAGCCTCTTCAACCAACGTACCAAGGTTCGTATTGGTCGTATCGCCCCACGTACCGGACTGATCGCCAGTACCCATCAAAGTAAGTTTAAGATTAGGTGAGTAAGTACTTGTCATGCCAAAAACCTCTAGGCGGCTATCTGAGTCCAGTTTGGAGACTGAGATGGTGTGATGGGACTATACCCCGGAACTTGATTTGGTGCAATCGTTACCCACGCAGGAATTTGGTCAGGAACAATCTGACCCCAGACAAGAACTTGTCCAACAGACCCTGTGGCAAATACACCCGTGACACTGACATTAGCGTCTGCCGTGACAGTTGCTGTGCCAACACCGCCTGTTGCAGATACGCCCGTAAGGCTTACATTTGCGGTTGCCGTTGCCGTGACAGTTGCTGTGCCAACACCGCCTGTTGCAACTCCAATATCAATCGCACCCGTGCCAAACGCACCCAGACCCCATCCTTGGGATCTAGACCATCCTTCAAAGGCTACGACTGCATCGGTCATTACTCATCACGCTATGCGAATAATGGCATTGGAAGCATCGTTTGTCGGGAAGATAACAGAGAATGTACCAGCCGATGACGTTTTATCCGCACCAAAATCTAACACAACAACGGCCTTATTGCCCTGCGTTGAGTTATAAATTAATGCACCGCGAGCAGTAAATGACGCCGTGGTCCACGTAGAATCGGCAAAGTCAGCAAAAGCGGTCGTGCCAGAAGACGACGTTGTGCCAGCAGTAAGGGTATTACCGCCCGCTACATATGCGGAACCCGTGGTGTTGGTCGTCTCGTTGGTCGCAGAGTATGCGGTTGTTGAAGCATCAAGCGTTGCAGACGATGTGTACAAGGCCAACTTGAATGTGTCAGCAGTCGTTGCACCACGAATAACCGTTGTGCCGATTGCGTGGATACCGCTCAAGAGTTCCGTCTTGAACGATGTTGTCATGAAGTTTCCAGTAAATGCCATCACGGCCTCCTTATAAGTTCAGCTAATTGTGGTTGACCAGCTTCTGTCACCAGATGACTGACCGTGGATCTATCGCATTGTATAGCACGTTTCATGTAGTGCAGTATAACCTGTTCCACCTGATTTTGAAACGCTATTGCTTGACCTCGGATTACATCCGGGGCTGTAGCCGACACATCGACAATCCTCTTCGACGCCTGTTCCGCCCAAAACTCCGGCGGATGACCGCCATTGTTTGACGTAACTACCTCAACTGTAAATGTTCCGGTTTGCATTGCTGGGGTAAACATCAATTAGCCTTCACTCTAATAAGACCATCACGATAAGCATCGTCGTTCTCACGACCTTCACCATAGTTCTTGAGGCGGGTAAGGGCCTCAATAAACCGTTGATTGTACGTGTTGAGGAGTTCGTTCTCCCCCTTCATAAACGTATAAGCCTCTACCAGAGATCCATACAAAAGGGCTTCGATAGCATTGTCTCCAAGCCATGTTGTTCCAGAAACTGTGATACTGGCGGGCTTGTAGTAATAGTGGATTTCAGTAACAAACGCTGCATTTGGCACCGGAGCAATTAGGAAATTATCCTTGTCAAACAAGGCGTAGTACTTTGGAATACCCGTTGCCTCGGTCGGGTTATACTCCTGTAGGTACTCCACGTCCTTGTTCAACAAGATGACCTTTGACCCAGACGACGTGATCATCAAGCTAAACGGTGCCAGAAAATCTGTCGGGGCTGTCAAATACTTATTTGAGGCCGTCATTGTACCAGTAGAATTCTTCCTGAAGTCCTCAAGATCGACAGCGTAAAAGATGCGCTCTTCAGCACTCTGGATAAAGTTGTCGATGTTCGCCGAGAATGTCGTCTCGTCGTACTCTGTGTAGTCCTTGATGGCTTGCACCAACGTAGCGTATGTCCAGCCCATCAGAGTATCTCCACCGTAACGTCTGTTAACTCACCAAGTGCCTGTGACCCTTCAGCGGATACGGATACATTTTCCGTGGCCAGAACTTCAACAACACCAACCTGCGTAATCATCTGCAACAGGTTGTACTCTACAAACGGGAAAATGTCAGTACCAACTGGTACGTCCATCGGCTCAATACGGGACGGTCTTGGAGCAACCAACGCCTGTGGCTCAGGTGGCGGAAAGATCGGGTCCAACTGAGGATGCTTTGACTCCCAGCATTCCGTGCAGGTTCTCAGACCATTCCATTCTTTCGCCAGCAAATGATAATCGTATTGAAATCCGCATCTGTCGCAGATCGCAATGGCGTATTTGCCGTTTGCAAAAAGACCCATGGGTTACCCCAACCGATAGTTGGACCGAGAAGGCGTCAATCTCAGAGATGCCCGATCACGATCTTCCGTGGCAGCACGTTCAAACTCTTCCTCGTAGATCGCCTTCAACATCTGAATACGGTCAGGAGCCTTCTTAATTGCAATGTAGTACGCCAACCCGGCAGCAAGACACGGATAGAAGCGAAACGGGATCTGCATGGTGTCTACACCAGAATTAGCATCGTCCAATCGCACCAGCTTATCAACTACTAGAGTGTATGTTGTGTTAGGCTTCGGCCAAACGTACACAACAGGGATAATCTTGCGATCTACAAAGTACTGTACAGGGCGACCAATGCTTAACTTGTTCGGGATGTTCTGGTAAATCTCGCGGCTAATGCGATCAATGGTGAGGTCCGACTGAGACGCTGTACCAATCCCAGAACTATCTCTTATAACCGCAGTGATGATGTCAATCACACTTGATGTCAACGTGTAGGATTCATTATTGGCAGTAAGCGCAATATTTTCTTGGACAATCGTCCACTGGTTCAGGCCACGGTTGGCCCACTCAGCAAGAAGCAAATTCAAGCTACGGCGAGCCGTGCGCTGGTCGTATCCTGTGCGGATCTCAATGCCACAACGCTCAAACGCCTCTTCGATGTAGTCGGCTACATCTAACTCAAATGTCTTCGTGCCAGAAACTGTCATATCAACTCATCTTGCAAGGTTTCATACGAACCACTATTCCGCCACCACGGCTTACAACAGAGCCGCCCTTACTCATCTTCTTTGCCTTGCCTTCTCCCATGACGCGCATCGGTTTCATAGGCTTTACAAGGCCGCCCTTGGCAAATCCGGCAGAAGAACCCATCTGCCCAGTTGTCTTATTCATACCAACAAGAGCAGGATTTGTCTGCTCCGTTGTTCCCTGCGGTTGACCAAATGCTGCGCCCTGCATCCCGTAATCAGACGGAGAAGCATATGGGGATGCCTGTGGTACAGCAGGGGCAGGTGCCTGTGCTGTGCCAAGACCTGCCATACCAATCGGAGGAGCAGCCCCGACCGCACCACCATCAGCGTATTTACGAGCACGGTTCATCATCTCAACGTCCCCCTGCTCTACCAAGTCCCTTAACAGCAATACCGCACCCACGCTTTGACGAACGCTTGGCTGTTACTAGGCCGCCCTTGCGATATCCATCAGTCGGGCGGTCTCCAGCTTTAGGCGTAAGATCAGACCCTGCCATGGACTTAATGCTATCACGCATACTGGTTTCTCTATCTTGCGCCGCTTTGTTTGTAAGAAAATCTGGGACAAAATCACTGAGTTCCGGTTTCTTGTATTGGTTCATGCCCATATCTTCGGCCTTGAACCCTTTTGTCTGCTTTGGCGTAATATCGTAATCTTCAAGTTCACTACGATCCACTTTTCCAACCTTTGGAAGAGTGTCCATAATATCTGTGCCACTCTTCATCCGCGCACCGCCACGATTGGAGGTGGTCTTGGGAGGGGCCATCTTCGTGTTGTACTTCTTGCCCTGAAATTCAAACGTGCTTTCTCCGGCATCCAGTGCCGAACGAAACGCTACATCAAACTCTTTGCGAATTGAACTTGCCATCTTACTTACTCCTCTTCTTCGACATACCAGCCTGAGACAAGGCAATGGCGATTGCTTGTTTAGGGTTCTTTACCACAGGACCCTTCTTACTTCTTGTATTCAAGGTGCCAGCCTTAAACTCGCGCATCACCTTGTCTATCTTCTTCTGCGCCTTCATGGTCAATCACCTGTAGCCGGATGTCTTGGCAGCAATCTTAGGGGGCTGTTTTACAAACTGCTTCCCCTTCGCCTTACCTGCACGTTTAGCCTTCGTCGTCGCAGCATACTCCGAAGGAGTAAGAGCCTTAATCGCAGCCTCCGGCAAATACCTCTCACCTGTCTTACTAGACGGCTTACCAGATTTGGTACGCCACTTCTGATCAGACCAGTTCTTCAAGGATTGTTGTGGAGCCTTCA